TTAATGCTGCGGTTGTTGCCGATATTGCTCAGCGCCCGGTTGCAGATCTCAATGACAGAGGCCATTATTCGCCCCCTTCACCGTAAAGAGTCTGTGCGGCCGTCTTAGGTGCCTCACCCGAAACAGGCGCCAGAGCCATATCGGTAATCTGCAGATCCGCGCTGCGGAAAGTGCCATCATCACCTTCACGGGCAGAAATGCCTTTGATCACCGCTTTGGCAGTAATCATCACTTCCGTACCGACGTTCTGAGGCTGAGCCTTAAGCTTGTTCAGCGTGTCGTTATTCAGGGTGATGCACAGTCCCCACGGATATTCGTCGCGGGTTTTAGTCTCGCCGCTTTCATCCTGGTAGCTGTCGGTGCCGGTTTTGAGATTGACCATTTCCATAGAACGCTCCTACAAGAAAGGGGCCTAAGCCCCCTTGTTTTATTCCGAGGCTCAGACGCCTAAATCTTTACGCTTATCTGCGATTTTCTCGCGGAGCGTTTCGGCTTTGGTGTTGTGATGAGGTTTCTCGTTAAAGAGCAGTTCATACTCTTCGCGGAGCTTATCCAGATCATCATCAGGATCCGCATCGTTCAGCGGCTCAGAAACCGCCTTAACAGTCGCTGCTACCTTGCCTTTAGATTTGGCCTTTGCCTTGGCTTCCTTTGCCGCATCGTTCAGCGGCTCAAGAGCGCTACCAGGCTCGCCGTCATATTCAACCTCTGAGCCTTCAGGCCAGAGATTGCTGTTGATATGTGACAAGCGAAGAACGCGGTATTTTGCTTTTTCACCAGACATCGATTTCCCCTTAGCCTGTCACTTTGGAGCGGATCGGATACGGCGTGTTTGCATCCACATCCAGGTTAATACCGGAAGTGAACGCGCCAGCAGTAAGCGGGCCGGTTGCCACGGAATAGTTCACGCGCAGATAGCGGAGAACGCCAGCCGGGACTTTCGCCGACACAATGCGCTTACCGGCAGTGAGTGCCGCCAGAGCCTGCGCACCGCTGTCATACAGCGTGGTCCAGGTGCTGTTGTCCGGACTGGTCTGCAATTGCACGTTGACAGTAGCAGCGCCAGCAGCGGTTGCGGTGGTGGTCACCAGCGCCCAGAATTCAAGCGGATAACCGATACCGATATCACGGCGGGTACCGTCGATTGGGCCAAGGTCGATAACATCAGCTGAAGCAGCAGTAGCCGTAACCGCCTGCGCTTCGGAGAACATCAACAGTTTGTCGAGGATCATCTTTGTCTCTCCAGTTAGCAGCCCGTTCCCGGGCCGCTGGTTATTGTCAGGGGTTAAACCACGCGAGCTTCGGTTTCCAGCAGCGCATCGGTTTCGCGAATCGGCACGCCGCGGAAGCTGGTCCACCATTCGCCTTCTGTCTCTTTAACGCTCAGCGCCAGAGAGGCTTTATCCAGGGACTGGAGGTCAAGCGCCTGCGCCACGGTGCGGTTCATGTAGAAAACCGGTTTCCCCATGCCACGGTTAGGGATGCGGTGCAGTGCTTTCACCATCAGGCTTACGATGTTTGCGGCGGCCGCCGGATCAGACAGATCGCTCACATCGATGTTTGCGATGCGCACAACATAGCGCCAGTCGCGAAGAGTCAGACCGTTATCCCACTTATAGTGAGTGCGGTAGCCTTCATACTGGCCGCCATTGGCATCTTTAAGGGTCTGCTGGCCCTTATCTTCCATCTGCAGTCCAGCCTTTTGACCTTTCGGGAAGATGCCGTGAACCGTGTTTTCACCCCAGACAACGAGCCAGATTGAGGTGTTATCGGTACCGGTGCCGCCAGCGTCGATGATGTTCTGCCCGTTACCTGCTGACTTGCTGGAGTAGCGAGAAGACAGGCCCATGAACTGTTGCGGGTTAACGCTGGAATCACCATAGAAAAGCGTCTGCGCCATCTGCTGGTTCATGGCTTCAATGAAGGCGCGGTCTTCTGACAGGCGGAATTCGGCAGTATTGCCGTTCAGATCTGCAAGTGATTTATCAATTTCCGCGTAGGTTTCCAGCATGCCAACGGCATCGGTTACCTGCACAGTCGTCGATTTGCTCGGCTGCACGCCGTAGTTCAGCAGGCGCCAGGTTGCCGACGGCAGGCCTGAGCGGATAGTGGTGCGGTGACCGGTCGGCAAGTTGCCTTCAACGATCAGCATGTCCTGCAGGATTGGGTTGGTCTGGGAAAGAAGCTCGATAATTTTATCGACTTTCCCGTTTGGGTCGATGCGCTTGCCCCAGTCTGCCAGCGTCAGCGCAGTTAAGCCTTTAACAGCCATGGTTATATCCTCTCTTATTTGCCATAGAGCACTTCGGCAGCACTACGCTGGCCGCTTTCTTTGCCAGTAATAACGCCATCTTCCGACATCGCTTTACCGACCTTAATGAATGCCTTCACCAGCTCCGGATGGTTACCCAGTCCAGTGCCGTCCAGATATTCGCGAAGCTCGGGAGTACCGAACTGATCAAGTGCGCGCTGCGCTGCGCTGAGGTTCGCCGTCAGCTTGTCTCCGCCTACTTCCTTATCGGCCTTAACGTCAGCGGCCCACTGCTCGGTTTGCGCCTGCCAGGCCTCTGTCTGGCGCTGCTGCACACCGGCCAGAATTTTCGGGTATGCATCCACCAGCTTCTGCGCCTGCTCATTGGTCAGGTTCAGTTCACGGGCAACCGGTTCGAAGTCCTTCAGCGCTTCGGCGTCCAGCTCGACACCTTCGCCTGCCTGAAATTCGTATTTCTCCGGCGCGCCTTCTGGTTTCTGTTCGTCCTTCTCTTCCGGTTTTTCGCCGTCTTGTTTATCGGCCTTATCGTTCTGCTCTGCGCCTTCATCGGCAGGCTTTTCGCCTTCCTGTTGCGCAGGCTCTGATGCCGGAGTAGAGGGGTCGCCAGCAGGTGCTGCAGGTTCAGATGCCGCAGGCGCCGCGCCACCATCAGCTGGTTGCTCATTGCAAAGGCGGCGATACAACAGGCGCTCAAATAAATTCATTGGTTATCTCCTTAAACCGGGATCGTTTTGGCTTTCAGCTGCGCAAGAACAGCGTTCAGCGTTGTACGAAGCGCCGCAGCATCCGCAAGAAGCGCGTTGTATTTCGTCACCAGGTCGTTATGGTCAACAAGAAGTCCGGCAACATCGGTTGCAGCAGAAGCTGTATCTGCCGTTGCAGTGGCAGCCGCTGCCGCAGCAATAGAGGCGCCAAGCTTCACGCCGCCGTAATCAGTAGTTGTCGGCGCGCCAATTACCGCAGCCGCCGGATCGGGAACCTCGACAACCTGCTTTGCACCATTCAGGCGAACTACACGCTGGGTTTGTAACTGGCTCATTTGGTTTCCTCATTAGCCTCTGCGGCCATCTTCAGATACTGATCCGGGCAGTGCGCCATCACGCGCTGAAACAATGCCAACGCCAGGTTGCGCTGCCCTTCGTTGAAAGCTGTAACCTGCGGATCGCCGGCAAAGCAGGCAGAGAACACTTTCCCCTGCTCCAGAACAGCCCAGATAACCCGGCGGCCCTGCGCGCTATCCATCACGAAACGGATGTCGTCGATGTCGCGCTGTAGAAGGATTTCCTTCTTGCGTGCCGAATCGGAAGCTAACTGGTCATCATCAAAATCTGTCATTGCTGACCACCTGCAGGAGCGCCTGCTGCGTTAGAAAGTGCGGTGAGAACACTCGGATCTGCAGTCTGCGCTTCGCTGAGTGTCTTCGCCCCCTGCGCAGCTGCCATACCCATTGCCATCGCCTGTTGCTGCTGTTGCTGCTGTGCGCGCTGTTGGCGAATCTGCTCGACCTGTTCTTGCGGTACGATGACCGTCGGCGATACGCCGGACATTTCAGCGAAGGCATCGATAGCCTGATCAACATCAAGCTTGTCGAGTGCCTCAGGCTTGGCCTGTGCAAGCTGGCCAATAAAGCCAACGGTGGATGACAGGCTGGATAGCCCGATAGATTTCTGCGCCTGCGCCATAACGGAGATGTATTCGATGCGCAGCGGCATACCCTGCAGGACGTCCGGCGGCGGCGGGAGGAGGTTTTTACGCGCCATGATGGAGAAGGTGCGATCGATAAGCGGGTTCAGGCATTCATCGTTCAGACGCTCCAGCACCGGGCCCAGCATCAACAGCTTCTCTTCTTTCATCTCGATCACTGCTTCAACCGGCATCGAGCGGGTATTGATGTTCTGCAACATCATGAAGAGGTCGACAAAGTAGGCGCTGTTGATGATCTGCCTGGTATCCTGGATATCGGCGAGCAGGTCGGCGGTATTCGGGTTAACCAGATAGGCGGGCTTAAATCCGTCATGGCCAGTGACCTGATCGATGTAGGTGATATCGCCAGGCAAAAGAGAAACGCGCTGATTCTTAAGCGATGACGGACCAACCATCGGCGGGTTTGTCGCTTTGTCGATGAGCTGACTCTTGCGCTTCTGCTCCAGTTGCAGGGCCTTAACCTGCCCCAGCGCAATCATGCCCGGGCAGGAAGAGCCGTAAACGTCCTCGCCGTTGACTTCCCAGCGCGGCGCCATAATGGGGAATTCATCGAAACCTGACTCACGCAGCACTTTGTCGCTGTCGCCGCCAACCTCGTAATAAACCGATTTGACCGGCTTATTTTTGCTGTTGAGCTTGGCAGTATCGCGGTCAATGTTCGGATAAACGGCGTGAACCACTTCGATCCAGCTTTCGTAACTACCGGCATCCCACAGACTTTTCACCGAGGTGCTGACATTTTTCATGCCAAATTCCATCACCAGCTGACGCACAGTCATTGAGAACTTACGGAAACAGGTATCAACGCTGCCGCGTGCGGAGTTAGCCATGTAGTAACAGCCGATCGGGAACATCATCGTGCGGATAACATCGCTGTCGTCTTCAAGGACAGCCATCGCGCCGGTGCTGTAATTCCCCAGGCTGGCGTAAAGCAGCGGTAAAGACTGATAAAGATTCGACTTGTTGAACACTTCATTCATGCGGCGCTGGACAACTTCAAGCCAGAGCTTGACCGGGCCATAGTCCATCATGTCAGGGTCAGGCGTTGCCAGCTTGAACCACGGGCGCGCCGGTGAGGTGATCCCCGACATCATCCCGCTCGACAGCGTGCGGGCTGACAGTGTGGCGGTGGGGTCAACAATTTTCGTATTGCGGCGGTCATCTCGGTTTACATCGGTGACCAGGAAACGGGAACCACGCGGATTGATGAAGTCGCTCAGTTCGCGCCAGTGCGGTTCGAACGATGAACGATCATTGGTGAGTTGAGCCTGCTGTTTTTGCAGTTGCTCTTTCAGGGTTTCCGCTGCCATTCCCCGCGCTCCTGTTACTGGCCGAGCAGCGTTTTACCGCTGGTATTGGCTGTTGAGGTGTCACCCTGGGCACCAGTGAGCAGAGTCGATGCTCTGCCTGCGGCGGCACGGCGGCGGCGGGTT